GGTCTTGCTTTGCTGAGATTGTGACAGATGCCTGTCACTTGTTTTTTTGAGTGTGTCCTCCTTGATGTTTTTAATTGTTGCGCGGGCCTGTTGCGTCTGCATCGCAGACGATACAGCACCGCCGAGGACATCGACGGCGGGAATACCCGCCCCACCAGAGGTGGACCCCGAGGGGGTCGAAGCGCCTCCCTGTTGGTAGGCGAGGATTGGATTGAGACCGGCCAGTCGCATGTCCGCCATTGATCGTTGATAGGCGGTATTGGACATCCGTTCTTGGAAGTCCATTTGACGTTGATTTGCTTCGCGCTGGAACGCCATTTGGCGCCCAGATATTTGGCGATTGGCCTTCTTTTGGAGCACGCCGCCCAAGATAGAGGCGCCGGCTCCGATGAGAGCACCCCAGACCATCAGAAATGGTCGATTAGGCCCGGCACGCCGAAGATCGGCATAGGACGGGCACAACGAAGTTGAAAGTAGCTGTCGAATAGGAAATGCGGCTCCGCAGGAACCGCGATCACCCTGTCTACAGGGGGATTTTCGACGATGAAGCTAGCGTTGAGCACCGGGAGGGCAGCGAAGTCTTGAGCCAGGTGCCATGTGTCGAGTGGGGTAGCGAAGTTTGACCGGAATTGTCCGGTAATCATTGAAGGTTTGTAGCGGTATTCAGCGAACCTCTCTTGATAGCCGAAGACGAGTTCATCGGCCGGCAGATCCTGGATCATGATCTCCTTGTTGAGAATTGTTTGTTCGCCGATATGGGCGAGAGCGGGCCAATAGAAGTCGAACCTGGTCGATCGAGAGAACATCCGATTGAGGCCCTGCTGATAATTGAGATCGGCCCGGACAGATACGAGCCCCAGCAGAATGCAGTGCTCGGTGAAGGATTTTGTGAAGCCGTGGCCGGTAAGAATAGAAGTGCCCATCGCCGCTAGATTTCCCTGGGCCGTGGCACCGGCCTCAGAGGTCTGTGGGATGGGAGAGACGTTTACGGGGGACTGACCCCCGCCGAGATACTCGGGTCTCTGTAGGCGCTCGTCAGGAGACGTGACGCCGAAGTGAGAACGGATGATCTCGGTGTAGCGGGTCCCGCCCCGAGCATCCCGTTCTGATAGTTTTTGAAGTTGGAACGCTTGACGAATTTGATTGATTGTCGCCGCCGTCGCGGTCGTCAGATCAGCGTAGACGTCGGGAATGCCGTCAGCGCCGGCAGCCCGCATAAAGCCGGTCACGGCCGTCAGACTGTATGTGTCTGTGTAAGTTAGGCCCGTGCCGCCGGCCGTATCTTGCAGAGTGGCCTGGGGTCCGACGGTAGTTGCGGCCTCGAGTACACCGAGGCCGGATATGTTGGCCCGTGTGCCTAAGGGCAGGTCGATCGAGTCGCCTTTTTGTGGCCAAGGAAGTGCAGAAGTGAAGTAATCGTGTCGTTTTCCCCTTCGTAGGAGAACATAATCTGTAGGATCATCGGGACCATTATCAAGGTCGACAACGACACTGTCCTGCAGGTTTTCATCGCGGAACCACTCATTATAAATGAGGTTATACGCGCGATGCCACATCGACGAGTGAGAGAAATCCGGAATTTCCGTAGGAATACCGAGATAGTCATGAAGTGACCCCTCGATGTAACCCGTCACAGCCGTTGCCGGCATGGTCGGGATGATGAACGAGGTACTGTCTCCAGGATCGTCTTGGGCGCCGTTGAATTTTTCCCAGTTCGTCCACAGGAGACGCATGGGTACGGCGAAGAAAAACGTGTTCATGAATAGATTATCCATGAAGGGGTGAAGAGGCGTAGCCAGACGTGCGAAGCCCGTCATTTGCAATTGGAAGGTGTCCCCAGGCAAGGCCTCGTCCATGAAGATCGGAACGAGCCACCCGGCATCGAAGGTCGTTTTGTAGCCATGACTGCGATCGAAAGACGATCGCGGGATTTCAGCCGTGGGGACCTCAGAGAACCGATGGCCCATTACAGATGGGAGAGGTGGCATCAGATTTTTTCCTTTCCTGAGTTTACGTTTTTGTATTCGAGCGCACAGCCGAGGTTGACGTGTTTCAGGTTCACGATCAGCCCGGTAGCATCGTCGAAGTCCGCGATGCAGAACAGTGTGAAGTCGCCCGAATGTTTATGAAGTTGAGAGTTCTCGTCGTTGGCCGTATCAGAGAAAGCGCGTATCGCTTGGCCCCGAGAATGGAAGTAGAACGGTGACATGTAGGCTTCAGCCTTATCATCGTACACCGAGAACACTTTAAGGATCATTGTTTCCGTCCTCTATGTTTCGCGGAAGCTGTTTCGCTTGCGCTTGTTGGACTTTCTCCCGATCGGAGAGCCTTTCGGGAGTGTTGTCGTCGGCGTGAGTTTTCGCACGCACGACACGAGCACCGCGTATATTGCGGAAGGTTTTTGGATCGGTCAATTCATATTGCCGATCATAGTATTTAGGTGGTCGCATGGGTCTCCCATTGATGACCACCTGGTCGGACGGGTAGACATCGGAGGTCCATCTATCGAGCCATCCCTGGCCGATGCCAGGGCGACGGCTCATTGTTACGTATTCTGGTTTTCGGCCCGCATAATGCTTCTCAGCATCCGGGCCATTTATTTTTTTTAGTTGGTAACGAGCGACATAGGCGGCAGATTGGAAAGTAACCTCTCCAATAACGGCAAAGCCGAGGCCCCATAGATCGTCGAGTTCTTTGGAATTATACAAAGGAAGTTTATTTGAATACTTATAGATTATTTTATCATTGAAATCATGATTGAATAGGCAGGCGTGATAGTGGGGGCGTTGTAGTTTTTCGCCATATTCCCCACAGTGGAAGTAACGGATATTATTACCGTATTTTTTTCGTAGTTTTTTCATGAATAGTTGAAAGTGGCGTAGGTTAAGAGACCCGTCAGGCGGGAGATTAGCGTCGTTATACGTGAGCGTTATGAAGGAATTATTATTATATAGCGAAGCTTCGTGAGAGCAGCGGATTGCCCATTGACGGGATTTTTCGAGCCTACAGCCGATACATTGTCCGCAAGGGACTTGGATAGCGAGATCAGAGAACCCCTGATTGATGTTGAAGACGATACTTCTTTTTCCGGACGAGCCGATTGTTTTTGAACGCCAGGCCTTGATTGGATGGTAGCAGGTCATTTGATGCTAAAGCCGAGGTCAGGGGGGGTTTTTTGGGACCCCCCCCGGCCTCTCCGGCTGTTGTTCTTAGAGACGGATGCCGCCCCTCATGGGACCGCCAGAGCGGTTGCGGCGAGAGACCTTGCGTGCCGTCCGAGTGAACAGGCGCCGGGATTTCTTTTTGGGGATTTTACGCCGTCGATTGTAAGGCATAGAGAGACCTCCGGTGTCAGTAGGAACAGTTGCATCTAGAGAGAACTGTTCAGGTCGCCGGGTCAGCCGGCTCCGTAGTTTGGTCACCCCCACCCGGCGAGGACTTTTTGACCGGGTCGCCAGTGCTCGCCTCCGGCGAAGCCTCAGGGCGGGACGAGGGCTTTTCCCGAAGCCCGAGGGTGACCATTTCCTCTGCGTTCTCGACATCGTCGACGAACGCGAGGAATTGTGCCGGGTCGTTATGGAACTTATCCCGGATTTTCGCGGGTAGCGAGTTGAACGCGTCTTGCCCTGCAATTACCGCGTTTAGGTGAGTTTGGAAGTCGGCGCCATTCGGCAGATCGCCGTAAAAGCCGCCGTATCGTTTGACGTGCTCGATGAGCCCGGTTTTCGCGTATTTCGCGAGTATGGTGTTGATGTCGCATTCCGCGGCAAAGCTCTGCTTAGTCCGCGATGGTCCTTCCGGATGGAATTGAACGCGCATTATTGCCTCCTAACGGAGAGCTCGAGCAGAGCTCGTGAAGGGATTTAGGGACCGAAAGAATTGGTCGATCTGGAACATTTGTTTACCAGTCGCACTTTCAGCCCATTTTGTCATGTTGCGAGCTACCGCCGCATGAGATTGAGCAACGACCGATTGGGATTGAGCCGTCACCGCCTCAGCCCTGGTACGGTCGATTTGCTCTTTTATCAGCCGCTCGTCCATGAAGGTCTTGCTTTGCTGAGATTGTGACAGATGCCTGTCACTTGTTTTTTTGAGTGTGTCCTCCTTGATGTTTTTAATTGTTGCGCGGGCCTGTTGCGTCTGCATCGCAGACGATACAGCACCGCCGAGGACATCGACGGCGGGAAT